AACACCAGCAGAAAATGGTGTTAAGCTAAAGGGACAATCATTCGTAGTACGTCAACCAGTGACCACGGAACTGTGGACCATGCATTTAAATGGTAAACAGAGTCTTGGTATTATACCAATTAATGAAGATAACCAATGTATATGGGGATGTGTAGATATAGACTCATACGCAGGGTTTGATCATAAAAAATTAATAGATAAAATTAAACAATTTAAACTGCCTTTGGCTGTGTGTAGGTCAAAGAGCGGAGGAGCACACGTCTTTCTCTTCTCTGACCAACCGGTAGCAGCAGAAAGAATGAGAGACAAATTAACAGAAATAAAAACACTACTAGGATACGGCGGATCAGAAGTTTTTCCAAAACAAATACAATTAAAATCAGCAGATGACACAGGTAATTTTTTAAACCTACCATATTTTGGTGGTGATCAAACTACACGTTATGCATTTAAAGAAAATGGGGAAGCTGCAACACTTGAAGAATTTTATAAAATTTATGAAGAAATAAAACAATATGATTTAGATTTTGTAAAAATAGAAAGACCTAAATCAGAATACTCTGATGCACCACCGTGTATAGAACTTATGGCTATGAATAAAATACCAGAAGGTGGTCGTAATAACTCTATGTTTCATTTTGGTGTATATGCTAAAAAGAAATGGCCTGCAGAATGGAAAAGTAAGATGACATTATTTAATGCAACAGCATCAACAGTGCCATTAAGTGAGTCTGAAGTAGAAATAATTAAACGACAACATGATAAAAAGGAATGGGGTTATAAATGTAATGATGTTCCTATGTGTAATTTATGTGATAAAAAATTATGTAGAGAAAGAAAATTTGGTATTGGTGAAGAGATAGTATTTCCTGCGCTGACTGACTTACAAAAAATTAAATTAGAAAAACCATACTATTATTTAAACGTAGATGGTGAACGACTACATCTTGAAAATGTAAAATTTTTAAAACAACAAAGTTTATTCCAGGAAGCATGTATGGAACAACTAGACTTTAAACCACCTACAGTTAAACCAAAAGATTGGGACATGATAATAAATCCACTGATGAAGAACCACGAACCAATAGATCCACCAGAAGGTGTGACTACGCAGGACCAATTACAGAATCATTTAGAAGAGTATTGTTTAAACAGACAAGTATCAACAGATAAAAGTGATCTTAAAAAAGGTGGTGTGTGGACCAGCGAAGGTTATCATCACTTTGTATTTGACAGATTCTACAATCAGTTTTTAATTAGAAAACGTTGGGACGTACCATACTCACGTACAGCACAAATGTTAAAAGAAACATGTAACTGTGATGACAAACGTATTGGTAAAGAAAGAATATCAGTGTTTGTTGTAAAACAGTTTGACAAAAAAGAAGATGACTACAATCAAAAAGAATTAAAACCAAAGGATATATTTTAATGAGTCAATTAGAATTATTTATTAAACCCATTCAAAAAAAAATAATTAATAATGTTGAGTATGGTGAGGTTAAAATAGAAGATATTATGCCTAACATTTCTCCTAACCAATATATTTTATACCCAACTGGAGGTTATCATTATTTTTGTAATATAAAACATGCACCTGAAAAATATAAAAAACCTATTTGGCCTTATATAAGCAGCACAACAGGAAACAAAACTGTACTTGTTTCAATTTTACCTAATGTACAATTTGGGGGATATCCTACTGTTGGTTTAAAATGGAAAGACGGTTTTAAAAATAATAACACACTTGTAACACCACAAGTAATGCATAGAATTGTAGCTTCAGCTTATGTGCCAAACCCAGATCCTATTACTCATATACATGTTGCACATAAACACGATGAAAAATGTAATTATTTACCAGAATATTTAGAATGGACAACACCTAGTAATAATCACAAAGGTAAAAAACCAAGAAGATCTTCTTATGAAGAGTTTTATGATTTTTTTGCAGCTCAAAAATGGGTACAAGAATAATGAGAACAATAGTATTAGGACCACCAGGAACAGGTAAAACCACAACTTTGTTAAATAAAGTTGATGACTATCTTAAACAAACTGATCCTGACAAGATAGGTTACTTTGCATTTACACAGAAAGCTGCACACGAAGCAAGAGACAGAGCAATTAAAAAATTTAATTTAACAGAAGATGATCTACCATATTTTAGAACACTACACTCATTAGCATTTAGAAAGTTAGGGTTAAAAAAAGATCAAGTTATGCAACCAAGACATTACAAAGATTTAGGTAAGAAGTTAGGTTTTCCTGTAACTTACGCTGACTACCAAGAAGATCAAGGTGGTATTTTTACATCAGACAGTGAATATTTAAGAATTATACAACTAGCACAGCTACGTAACATTACACCAGAACAACAGTTTGATTTACAAGAACACACACAAGACCT